TGGGAGGATGCAGAAACAAGAATTACAGAGGATAGTGTTCTGAATGCACAGACGGATATAGAAGAGTTTATTGTTCCGGATTGGGCAAAGCTTGTAACTGGCGGAGTCGATGTTCAGAAAAATTCCCTGTACTACACCATAAGAGCATGGGGCGATTACAGTACATCACAGAATATCACTCACGGCCAAGTGGCTTCTTGGGAAGATATAGAAAGAGTTATGAACCGCATATATGAGACAGAGGACGGCAGTAAGAAATTTGCTGTGGAACTATGCCTCATAGATAGTGGATATAACCAAGATGAAACATTGGAGTTCTGTATTAACAATTCCGATTGGGCAAAGCCTGTCAAAGGTGCAAGTAATGACCTTTTGGATAGATTCAAGATTTCAAAGATTGAGAAAACAGGTGATTTCAACGGAATGCAACTCATTCTGACAGATGGTAACAAGTACAAGGATTCAATCTCTAACCGTATGAAGAGGGTAAAGGGAGAGAATACAGGTGCATGGATGGTTTATAAAGGCTGTGATAAGCGATATTCGCAGATGATTACAGCGGAGCAAAGAGTAACAGAAAAGACAAGAACAGGAATTAAATCCGTATGGAAACCAAAGGCAAAGCATATAGATAACCACTACTTAGACTGTGAAGTTTACGCAATGGCTGCAGCAGAGCTTCTTGGAATCCGTTATGAGCATTTAAGGAATGTTCCTTCGCTTAAGACAGTACAGGCGGAAAACAATGCAAGCGATAATAGCCAGTCTAACAACTGGATACAAGCGCAGGATAATTGGTTAGGAGGGTAAATGGAAAACGAAAGAGAAGAGAACTTAGAGAAGGAACTAAGCTTTGTTTCGCCGAAAGAACAGCTTGCAATAGTAAATACGGCTATTCAGTCCGTACTGGAAGGAGGCCAGTCCTATAAGATTGGAACAAGAATGCTGACTAGGGCGAATCTTACGGAACTTGTGAAGTTGCAGAAGTCTCTTATGGGATTGGTGGCACAGGATGATAACAGCAATCTGTTCTCTGATACTTATAGGGCTGTATTTGATGGGAGGTAGGCTTTGAATTGGTTAGATAATTTAATAGGCTTTGTATCTCCGAAGACAGCCTATAAACGCCAAGCCTATAGAAATGCTATTGAGGCATCGAGGGCATACGATGCGGCCAACTACAAGAATGCCAATGCAAATTGGCACGCAAGTATAGAATCCGCAGAAATGGGCTTGTCCGGTTCGAGAGAGATTATAAGAGCTAGGGCGAGAGACTTGGAGAACAATTCCGACATTATGAACTCCATTTTAGGAGCTTATAAAAGAAATGTTGTCGGAGCAGGATACAGGCTAAGAGCGAACACAGGGGAAAGTGGCCTTGATAAGGATATTGAGTCCTTATGGCACGAGTGGACAAAGGCGAAAAACTGTGATGTTACAGGGCAGCAGTCTTTGAACCAACTGTTAAGAATGGCAATTACCCGGAAGAAGGTAGACGGAGGAATCCTATTCATCAAGTGCCACACAGACGATGGAATTATTCCGTTCCAGTTGCAGGCTATTGAGGTAGACGAGCTTGATTCTACTGTGATGAGTCCAAAGAACAAGGAAAACAGAGTTATAGGCGGTATTGAATACAATCAATATGGCAAGCCTGTAGGGTACTACATAAGAAAATACGATATTCAAGGTTATAACATCCTGGATGCCCAGTATTACGAGGCAAAGGATGTTATTTTTATGTGTTCAAAGACAAGACCTTCCCAAGCAAGAGAAGTGTCTGATATGGCGCAAACGCTTACAAGAATCCGTGATATTAACGAGTTCTTGAACACTATCGCCATTAAGGAACGAGTGCTTGCCTGCCTTTCCGTATTTATTACACAGGACACTCCTCAGACAGGAATCGGAGGGCGAAGTAACAAGGAATTTGACGGACAGAAGTACAACTACCAAGGAAAGACCTTAACGCCCGGAATGATTCAATACCTAAACAGCGGAGACAAGGTGTCCACAGTACAGCCGACAGGACAGGCGGTAGATGCTACAGCCTTTGTTAAACAGCAAATGCGCATGGTTGGTAGCGGACAAGGCGTGTCCTATGAGGTTGTGAGCCGTGATATGAGCGAAAGCAACTATTCCTCCGCAAGGCAAGGAATCATTGAGGACGAACTGACTTATCAAGAGGACATTGAAATAGTGGAGTCCTTCCTTGATGAAGTTTACGAATGTTTTATTGCATCTGCTTACCTTTCCGGGAAGCTAAACATAGAACGCTTCGGAACGAATCCGGACGACTACCTTAAGCATAAGTGGATTAAAGCTCCTAAGCGGTGGATAGACCCGGCAAAGGAAGCAAATGCAAATAAGACAGCCCTACTTACCGGAGAAAAGACCTTCGTAGACCTAGCTTCGGAACATGGTAAGGATTGGCGAAGTCAAATTGATGAAATGGCAGAGGTGCAAGAGTACGCCAAAAGCAAAGGCGTGATATTGGGAGGGGGGTGAAAAAGGTAATGGCAAAGCCGAAGGAATCGGAGAAACTGCAAAGGTCGGTGAACCTAGCAATCCAGGAAACGGCGGAAAACAGTAAGCAAGTGGAGCTGTCCTTCTCTTCCGAAGAGCCGTATAGGAGATTCTTCGGGGATGAGATTTTGGACCATTCAGAAGGATGTGTTGACCTATCAAGACTGAATGACATCGGAGTAGTCCTGTTCAATCATGACAGAGACAAGGTTATCGGCAAGGTTATCAATGCAAGAGTTGAGGAAAGCCGAGGAAAAGCAACTATCGAATTTGACGATGATGATTTCTCTGCAAACATCAAAAAGAAAGTCGATAGCGGAACGCTTAAGGCCGTTTCCGTTGGATACCTTGTGAAAGAGTGGGAAGAAGTCAAGAAAGGAAAGACTTCCGCAGATGGAAGATTCAAAGGGGAATGCGTAGTTGCAAAGAAATGGCTTCCCTATGAGATTTCCATAGTATCTGTTCCGGCGGATTCTACTGTTGGAGTAGGTCGCACAATGGAAGAAGAAACACAGGAAGAGGCGCAAGAACAAGCGCAAGAAACAAAGGCAAATCTGCTTGGTATTTATGAGAAGCAGTTAGCTATAAACCAAAAACTTTATGGAGGAAAGTGATGAAGAAATTCAAAGACATTTTGAAGAGACAGCAAGAGATTTTATCTTTTGCAAAGGCACAGGGAAGAGACTTGACCGCAGAAGAGTCTGCAGAGTTTGACAAGTTGGAGAAAGACTTGGAGAGACTTGCTGCAGAAGAGGAAGAGGATGAAACAGCAAAGAGGGCTTTGGCTGACGAGAGAAAGCGTGTAAACGAGATTCTCGACTTGTGCAAGGGGCTTGATGTGGATTCCGCAAAGTTCATTAAGGAAAATACTTCCGTTGATGAGGTAAAGTCCTTAGTGATTGAGGACTTAAAGAAGAAGAGTTCTCCTGTATCCACAAGACAGACCATCAATGCAAGTGTAGTTGAGGATGAGGAAGATAGATTCCGTGCCATGGCTGTGGATGGAATCCTTATGCGTGGTGGCGTACAGTTAGACAATGCGAAGGAAGGTGCAGAGAAGTTCGCTCATTCTTCCTTAAGAACCATTGCGGAGGAGTGCTTATCCCGGACAGGAGACAGCTCCTATCAGTCTGTACGCTTTATGAGTCCTGATGAGCTTTATACCGAGCTTGGCAGACAGTTTTTCAATCCTACAGCAGCATTCCCGGCAATCCTTGATTCTGTGGCTAGAAAGGCAGTAGTAGAAACCTATAATAAAGTTCCTACTACCTTTGAAGAGTGGGTAACTATCGGCTCTAAGTCTGATTTCAAGGAGGACACAGACCATGAGTATGTAATCAATACCATGGGAGACTTTGAGGAAGTTCCGGAGTCCGGAGAACTTAAGCATGACTCTATTCAGGCAGAGCGTCTTCCCTCAAGAAAGCTTAAGACCTTCGGTAAGCAGTTCACCATGAGCAGACAGGCCTTTATCAATGATGACATTGGAATCATTACAAGGATGCCTGCTCTTTACGCTGCAAAGGCAAAGAAAACCTTGGATAAGATGGTTTATGTCGTTGCATTCAATAACGGAAAGATTTTCGATGGAAATAATCTTTTCGATGATGCAAAGCACGCTAACCATATTACTACCGGAACAGCTCCAACAAGAGAATCTTTGCAAAAGATGATTACAAAGCTTTCTCTGCAGAAGGACCAGTTCGGCGAAGCAATCTATGCTACACCGGAGTTCGTAATTATCCCAACTGGCTACCAGTTCGACCTGTATACCATTCTGAACTCTGCACTTGTGCCGGAGAATGGCACTAACGCTGCTAACCCATTGTACAAATACAAATTGAATGTTATCGAGACTCCTGTGCTTAATGCTTTGGCAAAGGACAAGGCGTGTCCTTGGTTCTTAGTAGCCAACAAGTACACGGCCGGCTCTGTAGGAGTTGACTTCCTTAACGGAAAGAAGGAGCCTACTATCCGCAGAATGGAGACCGCAGGACAGCTTGGATTTATCTGGGATGTGTACCTTGATGCAGGAATCTATGTTAAGGACTACCGCGGAATCGTTAGAAATGACGGCGTGAAGATTGTGTAAAGAGGAGGTAAAGGATGAAAGCAATTTATAAGCAGAAAGGCGAAAGCTTAGACTACACCAACAATGGAACGGCTACCATTGAAGCAGGAGAGCTTGTGGTGATTGAAAAGCACGTTGGCGTGGCCGGATGCCCTATCAAGGCAGGAGAGACGGGAAGCCTCCATGTAGTTGGAGTGTTTGAAGTGCCTTGCAAGGCATTGACAAGCCCTCTTAAGGTTGGGCAGGATGTGTATTTCAAGCCGACAGACGGCGTTACCACAACTGCTTCCGATACTCCATTGGGATATGTGGTTAAGGCCGCAGAGAATGGAGCAACAAGCGTACTTGTAAGAATCGGCTAAGACTATGGCTAGGGTGAAATATCCCTAGCCTATTTTTTGGAGGTGCTATGGGATTTAAGAAGTGGGCATTTAAAGACATAGCCAGTACATTCCTTAATCTTGAAGAGTTCGGCGAAACGCATTTAATCAATGGAAAGCCTATGACTGTGATTATCGACTCTAACGAAGTAGAAGAGAGAGGTAAGAAGCAGTTCGAGCATAGCAGAATTGATGGAATCTATGAGGACAACATCATTCTGTATGTGTCCAGAAAGAACATCGGCAAACAGCCGGCCAGAGGACAGGCAATTAAGATTGATGCAAAGGAGTTCCGTGTAACGGATTCTAGGGATGAGGGGGGCGTTTATTCTATTACTTTGAGGGCTTTTAAATCATGAGCGAAAACTATAAAAAAGCTGTGGATTCTATATCTATTGAACTGGACATGGAATCCTATAACAAGATTGTCCGTGCTATGAACCAAATTACCGGGAAGAGCGCAGAGTTTATCATGGCAAGCGCCGCCAACAGGATTCTTAAGACTACTCAAAGGCGACTTGTAAAGGCTGATAAACGAGAGTATACAGGAGAGTTCGTAAAAGGCACGAAAGACCGAAGCTCTATTGAAAAAGCGAAAGTAAGTGCCGGAATAGCAAGTGCTTCTGTGAACTTTAAGTCAAGAATTACCGGAATCTCAAAGTTCTATATGTCAAGAAAAGACACTACGACTAAGTGGGATAAAGGACACGACAGAAACGTTCCTGTTGCAGTTGTAGGTGGTGAAACAATTTATAGAAGAGTGGCGAAAACAAGAAATTCACCGTCTGTTCTTGTAGGGCAGATTAAAGGACAAAGAAAGTATATTACTAAAGCCTTTAAAATGCTGATTCACAACACAAAGAAAGATGGTACTGCCG